CCCTTTCTTGATAATTAAATCAATGCAAGTGTAAACGTCTGCATTCTGCTGAAAGCCCTGTTTTACAAATTTTTCTGTGTCTTCCCAGTCGAAGATTATTTGACCAGCACCGATCCATTGAAATATGTTTTCGTTGTAAAGATTTGAGGTCATTACCGGGATCATGGAGGCTAATTGCGTCCGAGCTGCCTGCTGAATGTCCTTTGCAAACCATGAAGTTAGTAAACTCATGTTCAAATATATAAATTATTTACCAATTGAAATTATATTCTGCTCTACCTACTAAATTTAATTCGTAAGCCCCCCAGACTAAGGCATCAATTCTGTTGGGGCTTTTCTCTCCCTTTTGCGCCTCCCAGCTAGTCATTTCAAGCTCCAATTCGGGCAATTCCCCTACGTGGTGCGCTTGTGTTGGTTTGCTATCTGTAAACTCGTAGAGTGCTGAAACAGGCTCAGCACGTGTTAATTTATCCCTAGTAGCGTGAACTCCCCTATAAGGAATGTTCTTATCTACTGATCTGATAACTGTTTCAATTAGATCCCCTCCGTTATTTACCTCCCCGATTATACGATCTGCACCCCATTTATAGAATAGCTTAACCGCCTCGCTTGCCCATTCAATAGGCGTATAGCTCCCTGTGGCGTCTTCAAGAACGTACAAATGATCATCAAACCCGATCCCCGAAACGATTATACCCGTTTCATCGGATGTGTCCTTTGATGTTACGGCAGGATCTATGCTGACTACAATGCGCTTAAGGGAAGGGCAAACAGTAACCCTGCCTATGTTAATCATTTCATCAGTCCATAGTGCGCCCTCGTTATCGTCACCAAATTCACCACGTAGGAAGCGTTTCTTTTTACGTTCAGGAAGTGATTCTAATAATTCAATGTATTCAAGACTAATATTTTCTAAGTTGTCTGCAGGATTCATCTTTAGTACCCCGTACCTGTTCACGAATGGCAGTTCTGTATTGGTTTCCGGTTCTATGTTTTGCACAAACACCTTATAAGTCCAGTGTTTTTTTGATGGCGGATTTTCATCTACAAATAACAAATTCTTAGCCCCTTCAACTTTTTGGGCAAGTCTAGTCAGTAAGGTAGTGAAGGCTTCATAAGTGATTTGTGAGCTTTCGTTGACAAATATTGTCAAAAATTCCATTCCTAATATCTTTTCGGAACGGTCCTTATCATCAAGACCTCCGATCCATATTTCAGAACCGTTAGGAAGGGTAATAAAGTAATCCTGATTATTCCAATGTGGTTTTATTTCAGGGAAACAGGTCTTTAATACCTTCTTTAGCGTATCTAGCCAAATGGAGTTTTTTACATGGTTAAAACGGAACCTGCATATCAAATGCCTAGATCCCGGATACTTACAGGCAATTATAATCATTGCGTAAATAATTATAAAAGATTTGCCAGAATTATGAACAATAATATTATCGGTGGTTACGGTATAATTATGATTGCCTTCTACACAAAGGTCGTATGTTTTAACCTTGGCATTGTAATTAGTGATTGAAATAATATCATTTAGGTTTATTTCACGTGATTCCAGCTCCTTCTTAAAATTATATCTTTTATTCCGCTTGCCTTTAATCCGTATTCCTGTGCTAACATTTCCCGGGTATAAATACGCTTTCTGAATTTCTGCCTGATCTCTATTACCTGCTGTTCTGTTACTTTGGAACAACCGTTTTTCTCTCCATTGTTTACAGATTGCCTGCCGTGTGCCATGCAGTGATCTATATTTTCCCTGTGTGTACACCACTCCAAGTTTTCCGCTATATTGTTTTGCCTGTTGTGGTCTATATGGTTTACCTGTGGTTTTTGTAGTGTATTCGGGATAAATGCCTGAGCGACTAACCTGTGAATCTTTACAGTGACTGTTCTGTCTGTAAACTTTATCATTGTCCTCTGATACCCATTTGCATCTAATGCCGGCTTCATTATCTTTATTCCTTTCGAACCTTTCCATCCGAACGTCTTTAGCCTCCCTAAATTGCTTATGCAGTATCTCCCGTTTGTGCCATCCACTATTGCCCATAGCTCGTTTGGCAAGTTCTCCGGCGGACTGCCATATTCCTTCAAAATATAACTCATGATTTTTAGTACATTCAATTTGAGATCCATTTCTCATATCAAATATAATCATTTGTTTTAAGTGTTCCGCCGTATTGTGGTATGTTTTAAGTACTTTTTTGTACTCTCTTTGCTTTGTTTCCGTATTTAAAGACAAAACAAAGTCACCATCTTTTATATCCTGAATTGGAATATAGCCGTTGTTTGTTTTAACTAAAGTGCCAGAAGCAAAACATCTTGAGCCACCGTAAAGAAGGAACCGTGAAGCACCCGAGATAAACAAGTCGATTGCCCTTTCCTGAATTATGGTCTTAGTGAAGTTCATGCACCTAGCTTAGCATCTTTGTCGGTAATGTGGATACCAATTTGACCTGTGATCGTTTGGTCTATCTGTTGTGTCGGAGATCCGTAACCCGAATCCATTAATTTACCATAAGCTATCGAGTCTTTTTCAAAGATCATTTTATAGATTTGCATTAGTGTTCCAACTTCTTCAACGGTCATTTTTTTATCAAGACTGGGCATTATTTGTTTTAACTCTTCATAAGATTCTTTTGGAATATCCGAAGCTATTAAAAAAAGCTGTCTAATAACAGTTGATCTATTTTTGGTGCCTAATTCTTTACCTTTTGGGTTGCCGGATTCACCAGCTTTCCATGGTATAAGATTTTCCGATGCTTTTGGATTATTCATGTGTGTTTAATCAGTGCATTTTATCAAATATACATTTTTATCTATTCAAATACTCTTTTACAATTTCCATAGCATTCTCAGCACCTTCAACGAAATGAACTTCCCACCCGATTGACCGTAGAAAAACGTGCATCTGATTTTGTTCCTGAACGTGCTTATTACTGCTTAGACTACCATCTTTTAAGAACGTGCCTGAATCCTTACGCTTCATCTCAATACCTAAACCCCTGCCGTGGAAAATCATTATATCCGGCCATCCAGAGAAAGGGTCAAGTATCTGAGTTATGTTTTGCATCTGTGGAGATAGTTTCCCTGCTGACTGAATATCAGAACGGAATCTGACTTCTGGGTATTGTAGCTTAAGCCATTTACATAAAGTCAGCTGTTCGCTCCATTCGGATTTTTTTAGTGTCGGCTTTATAATCTTACCCCGGCCTCTGGGTGCGGACTTGTAAAAAACGTTCATTAAAATATTGCAGTTAGCCTCAAACTGATCATCCGATAGTAGGCTTATTTCTTTTGCTAGTTGTTCCATATTTTTTGGATCATCCTGCGGTCCTCCGAATAGTTCGGATGGTGTTTGATTTTTCATTTTCTTTTATCTTGTGTTTCCCAATTACGTTTCATTTCTTTTACCCCCTCTTCAATCTCTGCCCTTTGCTCTGGGTACTTATTCCAGAAGTGGCGTTCCCGGTTTAGCCTGTAATCGCGGATCTTTACCGGTTCCGTGTACGGCTTTGGTTTAGCCTTTGGTGCTTTATACTGCTCGGTGGCGTTGCCGTAGCCGTCGGTTTTGATTCGTTTTATAGCCATAATAAAAGTGTAACCCTAGTGTAACCCCAGTGTAACCCTAAGGTTACACTCAAAACCTTATTTAAACATACCCTAAGGCAGTATTTAGGGTAAAAGTGTAACCGGTTACACTTTATTTTATAATTATTTAATTTTTTCATTTGTAAAATATATTTTATTTTAGGGGGGTTACACTGTAACCCGGTTACACTCTGCTATAATTGTTTAATAATCAATCAGTTACACTGTTTTTTAGTGTAACCCCCCGGTTACACTTAGGTTACACTTTTCGAGGTATTTGTATATAGTTTTCCTACTTACTCCTAAAACTTCTGCCAATTCTGTTTTATTGACTTCTGGATCTTGCCTATACAATTCTTGAAACTTTTCAAAGCTTGTTTTATTAATATTTGCCCTAACGTATCTTTTAATATCATTACTTTCAGAGGTAGATATTTTAATTTTTTTGGCCATATTAATAAAATAAGCAGATAGCTTTTCTGCATCTAAAATTGATCTTTTAGAAATATACCTATAATCTTCAACATCCTGATCGTTATACCAATTTAAGGTATTCAGCAGTAAAGCAAACCTCGGTATGTAAGACTTTTGTTTAGGAAGCATAGATTTCATGTATTCATTCTCCTCGTCACTGTTTTGCTGATCGGTAAGGGCATCAAATATTCGTTTCCATTCAATCTTAGCATGAGCAGAGAACCGAGCTATAATCGGCTCAATTTCATCGTCATTATTATACTTAATCATTTGCTTTTTAATGCCTTCGTAAAAACTAACCATGTAACTAGAATACCATTCAATTACATTTTGATTGAGCTCGTTATCATTATAATGATCTATTGATAAGTCAGGGTAACATAATAGCATTCTATCAATAAAACCATTGTCTTTGTTTTCTTCTGTATAAAAACCATCTAGGACACCGGGTTGTATTCCACCCAGGACAGGGATTAAAGGACTTTCAACAAAGGAGCTTTTAGCTGTCTTGCGGTTTAATGAAACAGACTTGCCGGACCATGTACTAAGCCAGAACTCCATATCAGAGCCAGCACGGTATTTATTCATGTCCTTTAACCATCCCGCCAATTCATCCTTAAAAACTCCAACCGCGTTTTTGTTTTCCTCATGAAGATCGACCAATGCCTCGAGCGTTATATCATTTGCAATAAACTGCGTTTTTACAGGCTTTTTTATTTCTTCGGTGCTTTCGCGTTCCTTTTTATCAAGTGCAGCGTATGCCATGTATTTTTTATCTTCTTTAATGTACTTTTTTATTTCCCGACTATTTGACTTCATCAAAGGAAAAACAATATTAGATATTGAAGGTGTCTTTCCGATCCCGGCCTTCCCTACTACACTAATCCAAACAGATCCGGCCTCTTGCCATCCGTTTTTAACCTGTACTTTTACTGAGTTGCCTATAATTACAGATAGCATCCAAAGCATTGAGCAACCCATATAATCAATAGAGCTGTCAAGTGTCTGCTCACATAGTACCATATAATTCTGGATCTCCTTTGGAAATATATCTATTGGAAATTGAAGATCAGGTATAATAATCTTAGGCTGTATTTCAAGTTCCTTAACCTTTTGTACAATCCGATCTCCAAACCCCTTTTCGTATAAATCCTTAGCCGATGCCTTAAAATCTCCGTTATGAAATTTAGTAGTGTATGCAGAATAAGGACTAATTAGTTTTTCATTATCGTAAATTGTTCCGGTGCTAAACAGAAACATACAGCCAGAATCTTTGTAAACATAGCCGGAATGAGGTGAGGTGGCTCCGTGTCGTTTGATAATATACTTATCTGATAGGTTCCTGACAATCGTAAAATCATCCCCGATAATATCGAATATTGAAGTCTTGTTATTGTAATCCCTCCACGGTGGATTGTCTGATTGTGGTTCAGAAGCTTTTATATCTGGCTTAATTTCTTCAATGTAATTATAGAACTTTGAGCATTCAAATAAAACCTTTCTGTCAAATTCAGATATTTCCTGAATTTCACAATACGAATTTTTTGATACTTTATTTTCGTATATAAAAACATAGCCACCGATCCCCCTAGTTTCAATAATAACTTCTTTATAATTCTTTAACTTCGCTATTTTCTGATTATTCCCAACAATAGAACACTTATAAATAATATGGTAGCCGTTATTAACTGTCTTATAAATTACAAATTTAGAATCGAAGTCATCAATATTATCCTTTAAAAAAGATACGTATTCATTCCAAAAGTCTTGCTGTTCTTTTAGTGAAGGAAGTATTTTTAGATCAATATCAAAAACCTCAATCCCGTTAAATCCCGTAATTATACCAATGCCTGAGGTAGCCGGGATTTCGGTCTGATCTTTGCGTAATATACCACCGGGATATAAATAATCCTTCTCAAATGATTCCTTGCTATGAGCTTCAGTCTGGAGCTTCTTCCACGGAAAATTTGGTATCTTATTATTACCGATAGTAACTAATGATAGTCCGCTATCAAGCATTTTTTTACACTTGCCTAAGTCTGTTTTTTCAGCCATATTTTAAATATTTTCAAATGTATTTAGCCAAAAAATCATGCTTGATAAGTTGACCGATCAATATACTCGTGACCCATAAACTGAACTGTTTTAACCTTACCTTCCTTAACCCAGTTGTAAACGGTTTGCAATGTTACGCCCCGTTCAATGGCATAAAAAGGTTTAGTAACTAAATTCTGTATCACTACCTTTTTAACTTCTTTCAAATTCTCACTCATAAAAAATACCATATTTGGTATTGCAATATACAATTAAATTTCCACCCACCTGCCAAAACTTAACTGTTTTTTGACCTCTTTTTCAGTAGTTGCGAAGTCCGCTTTACCCGGCCTGTTTGTGTACTTTCCTGTCCAGCTATCGCCAAGCCTACACATCCAGAATTCAGCTCCGCAGCAATCACGGTAATGGTGGCGTGAGGTTATGGGTTTTTTCATTGGAATAGTTTAGTTTGTAACTTATTAAAGTACATTCCAGAACAAAACATCGTCTTTGGTTTTAAATTTATTACAATACTCCCACGCCTTTAAATCATAGTTTGGCATGCTTTGAAAACCCGTTTTGTATTTACTCTCCTTTTCAAATGGCTTATCATATTTTATTATTTGCAATCTTTCGTGACTACCTTTGTATTCAGCACCAACTTGAACCCCTTTTATTTCTGCTTTATGAGTTGATTGCAAAATACTTTCTACTAAAGTTCCACTGCCTAATGCGCACCAGATCTCATCAGGCTCTTTACCAAGTTGCTGTATTATTTGCTTCATACGGTTACCTATTATTATTTTATTTTGTGGTTCATTCGCGCCAAAAACCAATTTTTTAGCTCCTGTAATTAGGCAGTAATCTTTTGCTTTTTTCTCGACAACTGATAAATACCCGTAGGGCACTTCAATAACCTTTGCTCCGTATTTAATGCACTCTTTTGTATTCGGATGCATAATATTACGTTTAGCACAAAAAATAGTAGCCAATGACCCTAAATACGCAGACAATGCTATCTGGAAGCCTCCATAAACCGGGGATGCGTAAACATGCTCTGTAATGGTATTAATAATTGTAGGCATTAAAATTGATTTTGTCCCCCCTATAAGTAAATCGTCTCTTAATACTTTTATCCCATTGTGTTTTTCTATCGTTATCATTTTATGGTTTTTTAAAAATTAATACGTTTTGATGAATTTTAATAAGTTTTTTATTACTTCCAAAAATCCTATCAGCCCTCATACTTGCAGTTCCTACTGAGTTTAATAAAATTGCATCGTTGTAAAACTTTGCCCCACAATCCATAAAGGCTCGTTTAGTATCTCCTAAAAAATCGTAGTAATTACCGTATTTATCCCGAACCTCTCCAACTACAAAACAAGCGTAACACCCCGATTTTAAAAGTTTCAATGCCTTGCTAATTATTGAACGGTATTTAATCACAAAATCTTTGTAGGTCATATTGCTTAAATCTTCAGGTAAGTTACTGTAAACTTCTAAATCAGCATAAGGTGGGCAGCTAAAAAGAAAATCAAATTGATGCTGCCAATTGTCTGAAAGTATTTTTTCACTATCTCCTTCATACCATTGTGGCTGATTATTTATAGGCAAAATATTTAAAGCCTGTTCTCTATTGCTTTCAACTTGTTCATGCCTTAATTCAATTCCTTTATAGTTGTAACCTAAATAATTAGCTACTATTCCACGAACAGAACCGCCAGCAAAGGGGTCAAGGATTAAACCTTTTTTAGGGCAAAACCAATAGTAAAGTAGTTCTGTTAAAGCAGGGTCAAAAGTTGAGGTTCCTACTTCTTTTCCTTTCTCATAATATTCGTTTGCCATATCTTCTTGGCTATAAGATTTCATAGGCATTACGTGAGTTAAGTTTTGTTTTCTTCCTATTTCACTTTTCATACCTAATTGTTGCCACCTTTTTTTACGGTTTTGCCAATTACTACCTCTTGTGTCTAATACACTAAAAGGGGGTTCAATGAATTTATCACGCAACAAAACATCCTTGATAATTTCGTTGCCAAATAAATCTATATTCATGGCTTTAAATATATCATACTAAACGGCCAAGATTTAGTCTCCCCGTTCTCTATTACGACGCAACTGCTTTCTGAGTATTTACCATATCCAGTGATATCCATCTTAACCTCCCCTATTTTGGCCGAAACAAATTCAGCTTCCGATAAAGGCGATCTGTAATTCCGCTCGATAAGTATTTTCATGCCTTTTATTAACTCATTTCCTGAGTGATGAAATTTGCAAAGACTTATCAAATGGTCTCTTTTTTCAAAAGTTATATTTTCCATAAAATAAAAATGCCTTATACCGGGTTTGGATCTGCTACGTTCCGCCCCCGAAATAAGGCTGTTAAAATGAGTTAATCGGAGTAGCAGTTCCGTAACGCTAATATAGTAATTTTTATTTATTAAAGTAATAATCCAGCACCCATTTAACCCTATCAAAACCTACCCCGTACCGTTGCATAATTTGGCACGGGGTTTCTCCACGCATAAAGCGGAGGACTATTTTATGAGCGCCGTGATTAAACATAACTAAAAACCTTTGTAAGTTTAGCCTGAAAAACCTTATCAGATTGTAGGTCTTTATAACAATCCCTAATAATGCTGATAGTCGAATGATCCCTATCTCCTAGTAATTGCCCTACTTTACGAAGGGTAATTTTTGGATTAAGCTCTAAAATAAGACCGACAATGATTTTTCTTGCATCGGATAAGTCACGTTTCCGGGATCCGGAAGTAACCATAAACTGCTCTAAATTGAGCGCACCACAAACTTTATTGATAATATAATCCGGTTCATTTGAATTGATACCAATTCTTGAAAGCCTCTGATTGCCTTGATCGAGACCTGCGTATATTAATGCGGTCATGTTAGAAGGGGATATCATCAGATTTATCCTTAACCGTTTCGGCAGGCTTTGCAGTCGTAGCCTCCGGTAATTTGGCATTACCAAAATATACCTTTTCATCCGTAGTGCCTTGCGCACTATT